TCTGGTCGACGTGTTCGTCGATGGAAATACCCCAGGTTTCACGGAATTTCTCGTCAGACACCGATTCCGCTTTGTATCTGTCAAGACGTTCCTGTGCTGCCATAATCTGCTCTTCCGTTGGCTCTGTGGAGCCGAAGATGGCTTTCATAAGCCTCTGTTCCGGTGTAAGTTTGTTTTTCGTCATAATGCTTTAGATTTAGGTTTGTAATTATTCAGATAGTCGTCTATCTTCATCTGTGTGATTTCCTTGTTGAGGAAGTAGATTTTCCTGTTGGCATCAATAAGCCTGTCCTCAAGGTTGTCTGTTCTAACCTTGAGTTCAACATACATCTGTCTGAGTTTTGCGTAGTCACTCATAATGCAGAGATAAGTAAAATGGTGAAAAATATCACTGCGCCTGCGACAGCAGCCACAGCCATCCACAGGCAACCACCGAACTCGCGCCCGTATTCCTCGTCCATCTTGTATTTTTCAAAATCTTCCTGGTTCATAATAGCAAGTGTTTGTTTGTGACCCAGGAGGGAATCGAACCCTCACGCCTTTCGGCAGCAGATTTTAAATCTGCCGTGGCTGCCAATTACACCACTGGGTCATTTGCCCCGACGTCCTCACGGATAGCCGGGGCGGGTCTTATCTATTAACCCCTAAGCATGAAAAGAGTTGTTTTTCAAAGAGCAAAGATACAAGATAATTGAAAGCAATTCATAACTATTACTTGACATCGACTTTAAGAGCCGTGTCTGAACAGAAGAGGAAGAACATCTGCGAACCCTCTGACTTTGGAAGGTTGTCGTTGTTGATCGTGCTGCTTTCGTCTACCCACGTCGGCATCATCACACCAAGTTTCTCACAGAAGAAGCGTTGAATGTCAACACAGGTTGCGATGCGGCTTGCCTGGTTGGTTGTCGCATAGGACACCCCATGTGCGTCTTTCAGAACGATGTCCGGCACGAGCGACCCGTCCTTCTGCTGAGACCAGACCGAAATGCTCGAATATCTCAGTCCGTCGTTGACCTTGTGCGACAGGATTTCCATCTGTTCCTGCTTGTACTCCTTCACAGCGTGTCTCTGACGTTCATAAACCGCCAATTCCGAGCCTTTCTCCCTCTGTTCGATACGAAGTTCGTCCACAACCCTCCTAAGCGATTCTGCGCGAGTTTTGAGCCCTCTACGCTCATATAAAGGCGTAAGACGGTTGTTGACCTCCTGTTTGGCGGCAGTAATCTCCGAATTATCCGGCATCGTGACTTCCGGGATAACAACCGAACCGATGTCGTCAAGCAGTTGTCTGCCCTGTTCGGTTTCGCAGAAAGCCAGGCGGCTTGTGTTTACGCCCGTAAGTTCTGCCACCTTCTTCTCAAGGTCTTCCGTTGACTGGTTGATGACTTCCGGAAGAGGCGTGGACAGAACGAGTTCCAAGTCCTTAATCTGGCGTTCCATCCGCTCCATATCCTCGTTGTTGGCTTTGCCTCTGATGACGATGTCGTTGACCATATTGCGCTTCTTCTCCTCGAACTTGTTGATTTCCTCCTGGAGCTTGTCGCCGTCAAGTTGGTGACCGCAGAACGGGCATTTGGCGGTTGATGTGTCAAACTCCTTTGCCTTGATGTCGTCGCGCTCTTTCAGCAAAGACTCGCGCTTCGCCTTGGCGTTTCTGAGCAGCGCTTGCAGGGTTTCTATCTTGGTCGCTGCTTCGTCTTGTTTGGCGAAAGCCTCGTTGTATGCGTTCCTGCTTTTCTCGTTCTGCTGGCGGATTGCGTTGATTTCCGAGACCAGTTTGTCGCGTCTTGACTCGTACATACGTTTCCAGTCGTCGTATGCCTTGTCGAAGACCTGCTGCTTCGCTTCCTTGTCGCGTTCTGCCTGGTGGCGTGCCTCCATCTGGGGCTTGATGCGCTCGGAGAGATCGACCAGGCGCTTGTCAAGGTTCGTGCGTTCCTGTTCAAGACCCTGGATTTCCTTCTCGATAGAGACAAAGTCCGTCTGCTCGATTTCTGAAATCTCAGCTTCCTTAGCCTTGATGAGAGCCGGGATTTCGTTCAGTCGCTGCTCGATGCTCTTTGACATATTCTGTGCGCGTGAGTCAATCTCGTCAAGTGAGAACTTGGCAAGAAGTTCATCGATGGCAGAGTAGTCGCCCTGCATTTCCTCGCGTGTGACCTTGCCGACAAGACGCTCGATGATGTTGCGTGCGCTTTTCTTGTCTTCGAACACCTTGTTGATGAAGAACTCGCCGCTGAGGACGAACTGCAGCATATCCTCCTTTGCGATGTGCTCGTTGAGCCACTCCTTGAATGCCGTAGCGGAGCGTTCAATCTCGTCGACGAAATACTTGTATGTGTCGGACGCGTTCTTCGCGTACTCATCGGTACCTCTCTTGCGGGAGAACGATGCCTGGGCGGTTCTTTCGATGGTGTAAAACTCGCCGTCGATGTCGACAATGGCTTTGACCGATGCGACAGGTGTCTGAGGCGTGAGTTCGAGTCTGTCATCGAACAGCCTGCTGTTTGCCGGCGAGTTGGCGTCGGTGTAGCCGCTGATAAGCCACAGCCAGGCGGCGATGCGTGTGGACTTGCCGGAGCCGTTGCGTCCGCTGATGTAGTTGGTGTCTCCGTAGACGTCGTGGAAGTTCTGTGCCCTCCAGTTGGAGACCGTCATTTCCTTGATTCTGATGTTTCTCATACTATTCCCTTCTGCTATTCCCGTTTGTTTGTTGAGGGTTGGCGTGGGGAGCGGGAATAGCAGATTTATCTCCCCACGCGCCCTTCATTATGAAAAAGTGTCTATCCACGAAAGATTGACGCTGCAAATATACGAACTTTATCCGACATACGAACAAAAAAGTTCAACATTTTTTGAATTTTTTTTCAAAGTACTGAGATACAGTCTTTTGGTTTCTTATCGTAATAGATAACCCATCTACCGATATAAAGCCTCCATCCTGTTTTGACATAGGTCTTTGTCGTTTGTGCCTTGAAGCAGCCTTCTGGCATACAGTAGCAACTATTATGTTCGAACTCGACGAACCTGTTGAACTTCCTCGTATAAAGAGGTATGTGTTTTCTTATCAAGAAAATTGCGTTTCCGATTTTCATAGTGTCACGATTTTAGGTATACGCCGTTCACGTAGTCGCACGCGCAGTTGAATCCGATTTCAATGCCTTGAATCAGTGTAGGGAGGTGTTCGTGGTTCTTGAACAGTACCTTGCCTCTTTTCTTCGCTTCCTCAAGTGTTGCCCTTCGGCTTTCCGGGTCGAAGATTTCGAATCCGGCGAACTGCTCGCGCTTCACCTCTTCTTTGTCCTCGATTGTTTCTTCCATCTGTTTTTCGATGGCTTTGACGACGGCTTTGTAGCCCTCCTGGAGGAAGAACTGGTTCTGCTTGATTGCCGTTTCGATTTCGGTTTCGGCATCGATGGTCGTGTCTGCTACGTGTCCCATACCGCCTTCGATATGAAGCGCGTATTCTTTTTCAAACTCGTCGATAGCCTTGCTCGCGTTTTTCGACTTGTGCAGCAGTTGTCCTATCATCAGCCCCTCATATCCTTGGAGAAGATGTCGGACGTCTTCCTGCAGTTCGTTTGCATACGACAGCAGGATGTAGATGGTGCAGAGTTTCATCCGTGCTTCGTTGAAGTCGTCTGATTTGAAGAACGTGAAGAGGTTCTTCTTCTTGTGGTACCTTGCAATGTTTTCCATATTCAGCGTTTTTAAGATTGGTTACAGATGGTAGATGAATCCGTTGCGTTCCTGGATCTTCTCCTTGTCATAGGCGTTGATTTCATCTTTGAGTTTTTTCATGTTCTTGAGGCTCCGTTCCCGGACTTCCTCCTCGAACTTGATTATGTCCTCGTCGGTTATCGACGGCTTGAAGGGTTGGAGGGCACGCTGGCGCATTGCCTCATACTCTTCTTCTGTCATTTCCCCTTCGGCTTTTTTCTTCTTTCTACCCATGGCATTCGTTTCTTTTGCTGTTACACGCCGGCTTGCATCTTTCGCGGAGTCTTCTGGCGGCTTCCCGGAGAACAATGCCTTCTTTTTCGATTTGTTTTACAATCTCGTCCCTGTTAGGGTAATCTTCGGAGATTAGGTCAATGTTGTTTTGTCCTGCATCGGCTATCTCGTCCACCATATCGGCTAAACGTCTTGCCGTTACATTGTGGATATCATTTTCGTATTTTTCCATAGTTCAATCATCATTAGGTTCTAAATCCGCTTTCAATTTCAGCCAAAAAGCGTAATCTGGCGTTGTTTTGTCAATAACTTCTAAAAGATTGTCAATGTCATAACAAATAGCGCCAACCGCCGTGTCGTTTGTCAGTGTTTCGTCTTCAAGGGTTTCTCGAATGTCCTCCAACAAATCCCAAGTGATTTGATGGCAATCTGATGCAACTTCTGGTGCCCAGCACCATTTTTTGATAAACTCTTGTCTTGTCATATCTTGTTTATTTTGAGGTTTCCGTTTTATTTCTTGTTCTCGTGGAGTTTGTGGTGGCAGTTTACGCATAGCGTTATCAAATCCTTGTCTGGGTATTCCCAAGGTAGATAGCCTTTATGGTATACATAGTGGTGGACATTGAGTTGTACACCATTTGTGAGTCCATTGCCGCACATCTGACAAGTGAAATTGTCTCGCTGCATAATCTCCAATCTCCGCTTCTGCCATCGTGGGTCTTTTAGGAGTTCGTAGTAGTCGCTTTTCTCTTTTTTCTCTTGTTTCGGTGTCTTATTTTTCTTCTTTGTCTTCTTCTCAACTTTTTCACCGTTATTGTATTTATGCCAAATAACTTTTCCATTAAAAGCATTGACCATTGACTCAACGGTCTTTAACGGCTTATGTTTTATTGTCAACCAACCTTTGCTTTTATAATGGTCGTATATTTCTTTGGCATCTAAATCGAATCCCATATATTCGATATACTCAACAATCATTTCCAATGTCGGTTCTTTACCGATTTCTTTACCTTTGTATTTCATACTTCAAAATTTAGAATCAAATAGTACCAGTAGAGTTAATCCCATAAGAATTTGCATACATCTTGAACATAATACCTTTAGATATATAGGTATGAGGAGTATAGTCAGTAGTTGAATACTCGTATATCTTCATAACTTTCATTCTCTTCTTTTTGGTAATAAGTCCGTTGGACAAAGCATATTTGACTACATCTACTGCGTTCATAATGCTTGTACCAAGATATTCTGCAATCCTCTTGAACGACCAACCGTAGTCAACAAACCTTTGCTCGTCATAGTTCCGTTTGCAGTGCTCCCTTAACCATCTTTTGAGTTTCTTGAACTCATCTAACATACCTCGCTTCGGATGATTGTCATCCTTGATTTCGTGGTATCGGTTGAGAGCATCACGGTGAAACTTGATTTGCTTCAGTTTGTTGACTACCCTTGCCGCAAAAACAGCCCTCTCAATAGTTTTCAGCGGCTTGTCGGTAAGTTGTATCGTTATGGTTGTGTTGTGGTCTCTGTGCTTCGCTTTTGCGCTTCTGAGGACAATTCTGTGTTTCTCGTCATAATCTACGAGTCCCATCTTTTCAAGAGTTATCAATCTGCTTTCTATTGTCTTGGCGTGTACGCCAGTGAGATTGTGTAGAGAGTTGATTGTGTATGAGCATCGCTTGTTTGTCAACTGCTCACGCGCTCTAACTAGTGAGTGGAAGGCAAGAGCCAAAGTCTCTTTCTTGGAAAGGTTCAGAAGTCGCTTGTAAGCGATTGGTATAGAAAAAGAGAGGGTACTGCCGTCTTGATAGTCAGCAGTACCCCTATTGGACAGTGTGGCTTGTTGTGTGTGTGTCGGTTCATCATGCGTCAACATGACCCTGCTTGCGTTTGCAGGAACCACACTGTTAATCTTCTCTATGTCAAAGTCTTTAATCATAATTGACGCAATTTTAATAAATGAGCCGACCGTCACACACGCTGCAAAAGTACAACTTTTTTGAATAAGTCAAGAAAAAAGTTCATTTTTTTTTCGTTTTAGTTGAAATTTACGGTAAAACCTTGTTTTTTTAGTTCTTCTATTTCCTTTTCCAAGTCCTCTACAAGATACTGACCTTTCTTCAAGACAATTTCCTTTGTTATAAAGTTGTATGTAGGATAGTCAATGTCGGCATACTTAAAGTCAGACCAATTCAAAGAATGATTTTCGACAACGCATTTTTCAAAAAGACGAGGAAAACAAGTCTGCCACAACGCTTTGACTTGCGCCCATCTCTCTGCCGTAATCCTTCTCGCCTTGTCCAATGTGTCCGTCGAAATGTAAAAATACACACAATCATCAAAACCAAACTCTGAGAACTTCATTGTGTCTTTTTTTCTTTCATTGGAACAATTTTTATCTTCGCTTCTGGATTCAACTGTTATTTTGTTTGTCTTTGTGTTTACTGAGCACAAATAGGTTGCTGTCTTTCTTTCAGATTTTTCATCCATTTCGTATTCTTCGATTTCATTCACATCATCATCGCAGTTATTCTGGATGTATTCCTCTGCTTTTTCTTTTGTGCTGAACACGGCTTCAATATGATAGTCGCTGTACGAGCCGCTTGTTACAATATATACTTTCATTGCTTTAATGTTTTGATTTGTTTATTCCATTTCTCCACCATCTTGTCGTGGATGTTGTTTTATTTGCTAGTCAATCTTTTTAATTTTGTTCAAAAGTTTCTCTATGTTGTCTTGCAAAACGCCGTGGCGAGGCTAAAAATCGTTCTTTTCATATCACCAATTTGTTATTCCGTAAAGATTGTACAATGCCTTGTCGATATAACCAACGCTTTTCTTGCCTACCTTATACAATTTCGAGAATGTGTTTCGATTAAGACCCAACAACATTCCGATAGTGTCGATATTGTTTTCTTTAAACACGTTACCGATTCGTTTGGCATACCCTCCTTTTTGAAAATAGACATCGTGTCTCCCGGTTCTTTTGATTTGTTTTACATTTCTTTCTTGTACGTCAATTGTTTCGATTTTGTCTATTTCTTCAAGAAGTTCGTTTATACCTCTGTCTTTAACAACATCTTGTATTGACAGGATATGTCTTGGTTCTTCTTCAAAATCTGCATCGATGATTTCTTCTTCGTTGAAGATTCCTTTTGTCAAATCTTTTACCCAACCAACGATAATACACATATTATCGACATCCGGGCGTGTCGCAACCAATCGCAGGGCTGCTTCTTGCATAAACTCTAATTTTGTCATAATTCGATTTTTTACGATTTTAATTCCTGTTTTTGTGAGATTTCCACGAAAACGTGGGTTAAAATCTGGTTTTTATCTTTTTTAGTGCTTTTTAACCCTTACCATCCACCCATAGGTGGTGTTGAAGAATACGACACCTTCAAGTCCGTAGTCGGTTTCCAATTCGTGTTTAACCTGCACAGCATCGTTATGAGTGCCGCCGTAGTAGAACTCGTAGGTGTCGTTTTCTCTTGAAAAACTTTTGTGTCTTTGTGTCATACCGTTTGATATTAAAAGTGTCCGTGGTTTCTCCTTGCCATTGCAGCCTTGCTGAAGAACTTCCTGTCCCTTCTGTCTATCTGCATGGCGGTTCTGTTACGTTCCTTTCTCATAGTTGACCTTCTCTTCGCGTCTTTTTTTATGGCGTCAAGCTCTTCTCCTTCCTCGGAAATCGCGTGAAGATAGTTGTTAAACTTCTCATCTTTGAGCCTGTCAAGTTGCTCACCCTTCTCCGGGTCTTTACCAGGCTTCTCGATGCGCCACTCTTCGGTGATGCCAATCTCATCCAGGATGTCTGGCAGGAAGGAAATCTTTGAAGCGTTGTAGTAGCACCATCTCAGATACCTGTGGTTTTTGAGGTCAAGGATTTGCTGTATACTGCGGTCTTTGTATTTGCCGAAGTCCAATACGGACTTTCTGGCAAGTGTTCTTAGTAATATTGTCATAGCTTTATGATATTAAATTTTCTTATCGGGTTTACTAAACCGTTCTTGTCAAGGTCTTCAAAGAACTCCTCGATGTGTTTCTGCAGTCTTATAGAAGCGAACCTTTGGTTGGGGAACAGGTGTTGGTTTGCTTGATAGGTGTTTGTGTAGTAGATATGGTCTTTGAACCTGCCCATAAAGATACCTTCGTCGAAGTACTCGACGAACTCTTTCGTGATAGGGTCTTGCTCGCGGCTTGTCACCCACATATATGTAAGCAGATACCGCTCGCAGTCCTCTCGCGTGCCGTCCCATCCGTGTCGCTTGATATAGCGGCTCACTGCGTGACTCCTGATGACGATTAAGTCCTTGCACGTTGTATCCATACCCTCTCTTGCGACGAACGACCTACCTTCGCTTCCCTCGACAACGAGAAACGGCATATAAGTATATCTTTTCACGTTTTTGTCGTAAGAGATGATATAGACAGCAGGAATCTTTCCTGGAGCGTTGCACTCCCGGCAGCACAACTCTTCCTTGTTTTTGAAGAACGACTTCATCTCCTTTGCTCTCATCGCGCTTTCGCCGTAGTCGTTGACAATGTTCCATTTCTTGAACAGAACATCGTATGGAGAGAACTCGTTAAGTTCTTGATTTTTATAAACGTGATCCATATCAGTCCTGTTTTAAGATATAGTGCTCGATGTCATACGACACGATAAAGTCGACCGGGATACCTGTCTTGTCCGATATCTCGTAGTATGACATATAATTTTCGTTGTGGTCTCTGTTTGATTCGAGATAGCAGCACAACTCGATTTCCTTTTCCGGTGTCATATCGTAGTACATCCCGGCAAGAACCTTGGTGCTGATGTGCGTTTCCTCTGCAGTCGTGTCAATCTTGTGCATCGACAAGTAGGGAGTGTCTTTGATTCTGACCGTTGTAACCAACTCACTTTTGCTGCATTCGCGTGCTTTGATTTGCTTGATGTACCTGATGTCCTCGCCCTGGACTGATGTACCGACTGCAAAAGCGCTGTCGACGAAGTTGATGATCATCTTGCTACCGCCGAGGCTGTCCTGGGTGATTGGCTTGTTTCGGTTGCGCTTCGGACAATGTGCGATGAGCAGGATAGTCAAACCGAAGCGGGACTTCATCGTCTTCAACTCAGCGACCAGGCTCAACATTTTCTTTGCCGAGAAGATGCTGCCGAATCCGTTTGTGATGTTGTCGATGATGATGAACTTCGGTGCGTTCGGTTGTCCTTGCATTGTGATAATCTTCGACCTCACAAACTCCCACTTGTCTGCGGTGGAGTTCATATCAACCTCAGCACGCGAATAGTTGTCGGTGATGTAGTCGATAGCGTTGTGGTATCTCCTTGCGAACTGGACGCCGGTCATCTCCATATCGACATACAGCGTTGGAATGTTCGGTGATACCATATCTTCCCATTCGTGACCTCCGCCACTGACAAAGAACGCGATGTCGTTTGCCAGGATTGACTTCCCGGCGTTGCTGTCTCCGAACAAGACACACAACTCGCCTTCGTGGATAAAGTGTCCGAACACCTGTCTTGCGGGTTTCGTTTCTTCCTGCTGCATAAGCAGCGCCTTACCTGATGTTACTTTAACTGTTTCTGTCATTTGTTTACGATTTATTAAATAAAACTTTCTTCGTGTCCATCTTCGAAACGTATTGTGCAGGCTGCACGTACCCATTTGTATTGAAGTCCACATACAACCCCTTGTGCAAAAGTTTCTGCCTCTTCAATAGTTTTAAAGTCGTACTCAGCCCAATTGCTGTACTTTGTGTGTATCTCTATCCCGTTTTTCGGGTTTGCTGTATAATTACCGAGTGAAATTATTACTTTCATAATTGTTTGATTTTAATTGTTTTTGTTTTCTCCGAGCCATTCAGCCCATTGTTTATAAGTATAAGTTCCGAACATTTCTCTTGACTTCTCGCGGCTGCCCGTTACTTTATCGGCTTGCGAGAGAAGCATCGCGTAGTGTCCGCAGGATGGAAGCCTGTTGCCTCCGTTGATAAGCATTTGCTCAAGTTGGTTTTTCATAGTTAGTAGATTATGTTTTTATACTCCCCAAGATTGTTTTTGCGTTTGCACTCATCATAAAATGCTTGGTAAGCGCCTTTGTTGGTGTAGAATCCGCTGACTTCGTTGTCGCGGTAGTTGTCGTCGTCAAGCCTGTCCCAAGCAAGAGAGTTGTTGCTTGTACAGGTATATTCCTTTCCGTGATAGATGATTGTAACTTTGTAAAGGCTAAACCCTTTGTCTCGCCTAACCGTAACTTTTTGTTTTAACTCTTTTAGTGTCATAGCATATCATTTTCGTCTTGATAATCTAATTCGTCTACAATAATACTTATGTGTTCATACAGAACCTCATCAATCATCGATTTTATCGCTCCGTTGATGAATCCGTTTGTGAAGAACATTTCTGCTATATCTCTCCAGTTAGCCTGCTCGAACACTTCCTCTGTCTCGTCAAGGAAAGGTTCAACCATTTTGGAGTAGTATAACTTCCACTCTTTGTCGATGTACTCCTCGACCTCTTCTCTGGTCATAGGGTCGATGAACGTTTCGTTTCCCATAGTCTTTTTATTTAATGTATCTGCCTCCACCTGTGAGGTAGGAGCCCCCGTCACAGACGAGGGCTAATAAGATGATCAACGCAATCATTGTTTCTCGATTTGTTGTTTCACAATGTAGTGGATTTCAAGGAACTCGCTTCTTAAAAGTTCGTTTACGTTGGCGGCTCTGTACTTGAGCGCTTCAACGATACGTTCTGCTTGGTCTTTCGTGACCTTGATTGTTACTTCTTCCATGGTTGTCTCAGTTTAGTTCATATTTCTTGAATCTTCCGAATGCTCGCACAACAGGCATACATGCAAGTTCCTCATACTTCCTTCCTCTGAATGTGTAGCGCAACACTTTTATCGCATAGAACATGTCGTCTTTTACGAAGAAGTTTGGCACGAAACCAACCTTCTTGAAACGCTTTTTTAGGAAATTGATGTTCTTTTTTAGGCGGCAATACTCTCCTAATTTATCAAACGGAACTTGTTTTTGCCCCTCGTTGAGCAGAGCGTTGATGATTTGTATTTCGTTGAAGATGACTTTGCCATCTCCAAGTTTCACTTTGCAGAATTGCTTTTCCATAGGTCAGCCCTCCGTGATTTCGTTGAGGTAGTCGATGGCCTCTTCAATACTGCTTGCGGCAGACTCAAGGCTTTCGATGGCTTCCTGCATCGCCTCGCCTCGCTCGCTCTCTTGAAGACTCTCTGGCATGTTGTCGAACTTTTCTGTTTCTTCGTCCATCATTTCTTCGATGGCGCACTTGATTTCGTCAAGGCTTTCAGCGTAGCCTTGCAACGTCTTTCTTTGTTTTTCGTTCATGATTTTGTGTGTTTAATTGATTCTTGATTTCAATACTTTCGTTTCAAAAACGCCGTTTCTTGCATCTTGAAATAATCGGATGGTTTCATCCTCTATCTTCGGGATGTAATACTGTCCGTAGAATATGATTCCACGTTTGCAGTCGTTCTTCTCGTGTTCCGCAAGCCTTGCCTTTGCAGAAAATAGCCTTTCAGACAAATCCTCGTACTTGCTTCTGAAAGCCTCGCACACGGTACGAGAAGAGAAGAACGGACTTACTCGGTGCCCATCTACAACATAGGCGTAGGTCTCGTTAAACGTGCCGTCAATCGGCTTCTGCATCTCTATCCAGCTTTTCATCTTCTTTTAAATTTTCAAGGTTTATGATTGTTTGCTTTCTTTCAAAGATTGTTTTTTTGATTGCATTGTTAAGACAAAAACATAAAGCATTTGCTTCATCGAATGATGCGCATAGCATCATATCAAACTTATCTTCATGGCATCTTCCTATGTTCGTGTAATGTCTCTCTAATACCAAGAATTGGCCAACATGCGAGTTAAACCAAGGATAATAAACCTTTTTTCCTTCATCAAACCTTCTGTTTTCGATAAGTTTCCCTCGTAGTTTCTCATCGTAAAAGAAGATTGGAGCGATGTCCAGCTTTTTCAGACTTTTTTTTTCTTTGAGCAACTCTAAAAATTCTTCAGTAGTACACTCAATTTCAAATTCTTCAATTTTTGCTTTCATTTGGATTCCCTTTCTTTTTCATTTACATACTCGTTTAAAGAAGGCTCGAACATAAATTTTACTGACCAAAACAGCCAGCCAATACTTATGCTTTTCCCAAATATAGAATCATGTACATTTCTGACGTAGGGAAGAAGGTCGAATACCCATACCCAATAATTTTCTTCCTCTTCCCATAATTCGCTTTCGTTTGTTGGAAAGTGACTGTAAAATTTAATCTTCATGTCTTTCATCGTTTATTGTTTGTTCATAATGTTTAATGTTTAAAGGTTTGTTATTCAATTTCCGTTCCGTCGTAGTTGCATACCCATAGGGTAAGATGATCCAACATCGTGTCGACGGCGATAAACATCGGGTCGATATTGCAGGTGTTGAGCACTTCAACAATTTCTCCGAGTGACGGCAACTCAGGAACCCTGAATCCGATGTTGCTGTTGTCGTACTTGACTTTCAAGTCATCTGCTTTGTCTCCGAAGAGCATTGTCAGCATCTGGTGGATTTGACCACCGCTTGTTTTTTCCGTATACATAGTTTTATTGTTTTGAAGTTGGTTCACAAAGCATACCGAGAAGGAATGCTTCGCACTCTTTTGCCTTCCCATTGAAGTAGTTGGTGTAGCAACCGCCAATAGGGGCGATGCCGTATCCATACATATTCGGGAAGATAGTGATTTCGGTGTTCCGTTTCTTATTTACCTCTTCAACAAGGTCTATCAGGTATTTTAGTGTCACACGTTCCATCACACAATCTCCTTTCCCTCGATTTCGAGAATGTTTTTTGTCTTACAGCAGCGCCATGCCAACTTCTCCATATCGAAGTACGTCACCTGGTCGTCGCGTTCTTCCTTTTGCTCTTCGCTCTTGAACTGCTTGCCTTCCGTCGGGATAAGGTCGAAGTTCAGTGTGCCGACCGCTTCGCGTCTGCTGCCGTCTTTCTTCTTGAAGACGAAGTTTGTCTTGCCTTTCTTTAATGCATCACGCAGCACCTGTGCCACGTTGACTTCCATTGAGTTGATTACGTTTCCCATTTCGTTGATGTTTTAAAGTTATTAAACTTGTACCTTGCAAAATTACATATTTTATCTTTACGATGAACAAAAATGTTCAAGTATTTTTCAAGAAATCTTCTAACTCGCTAAGAGTGATTAACTTGGTAAGTTTCTCTTTTCCGTTGAAATCGGCATAGAGGATACACATTGGCTCTTCGGTATCTGAAACGAGCATAAAACGGACGAAGCCTTTGCCGTTGCATTTGTCTCGTACCATTTCGACGAGTGCGTTGAGTCTTGTTTCTTCAATCTTGTGTGCTTTTGATGAGCACACGCTGTAATAACCATAGTTTGAATGTTTGTCAATTGCTTTCATTTTTATAAGTTTTTATTGTTTAACCATAGATTTCTTCCCCGAACACAATCCATTGCATAATCGCCTCGGCTTCCGGCTGGTCAAGATTACAACCGTTGTCTTGATAGATATGTCTCACATAGTCTGCAATGTAGGTGTTTGACGACAATGCTTTTTCGAGACCTTTCTCAATGTCCTTGAGTGTTAAGTCATAACACACGCAGTTGTCGTCTTCAAGGAGTTTGAATGGAAGATGGCCATAATGTTCACCCTCAGCATAATAGTCGTTTACTTCAATGCTTTTTCCTGCGAGCAGGATTTTGGCAAGTTTGTCTTCAAAGTAATCGCCGTCACTTTTGAGCGGTGCATAATCTTCTTTCTTGTAACTGAATACGAGCCAGTTGCTGCCCTCACTTGCTGTTGATAGGAGAATCACAAGGTCGTCGTGTGTTATCTCCGTTACTTTGGTTTCTATTTTCATAGCGTCAGTCTTTTTTGTATTCTTCTTCAGGGTTGTGTTCGAGTTTATCCCAATCGATGAGGGTGTAAGGTTCCACGAAGTCCACTTGCACTTTGTCAAGAGAGACCCCTTCTTCGATTGTGTTGAAGTTTGGGTTGATTGCGAGTTCAACGGCTGTTAGGTCGTTGTACTTTTCCGATACTTTCGGAAACTCTTTGTCGTAGTCGTATTCTATACGTACTACGATGTTTATTACTTTCTTCATAGGTTTGATATTTAAGGATGTTCACATCTTATTGCATACATTTCTCTTTCGTGCCCTCTATAATACTCGCAATCTGCGCAAGCGAAACTTGCTACACAAGCGTTTTTTCCAAAAGGGCATTTGTCTATAAGACGAAGGTTTGTTTTTGTATAAGTTATTATTCTCATTTGTTTGTGGTTTTTAGTGTTAGACAAATTCGTACTGGATACAATGCTCTTTGCTTGAACTTTTCATATCCTTTAGTCTATAAACTCCGTGAAATTCATTCGTTCCGCCCTTCGTCCGTCATAGACAGGCTTCGTGGTAAAAGTATAGCGGTGCTCGCCAGTTGTAAACATACAGCTGTAGATGTAGTAGCCGGCGTCTTGTAGCGCATCAAACGCTGCTTGCATCTCTACTCCGTGGATACGAGTCTGTTCTACTCCGCCACGTGTATATGGCGAAACCATACGAATGCCATTGTCGAAAGTGTCAAGATAGAGCACATATACCCAATCATTATGTTCCAGAGTAATCCGCATCGTACCTTCACCCCAGCAGTTTTTTTTGATGCCCTTGATGATATAGTCGCAGATGCCCTGAACCACTTCCTGCCGAATCTCAGTAGGCTTTTGAAATTCGTTCTTTGGGATGTTGATTGTAATTTCCATAGTTGTAAGATTTAATTTGTTTATAATGTGTTATTTGTAAGATATTCAATCGCACTCATTCTATCATATCCAAGTACAGTTGAGTCGTCAACGCTAATGATAACGAAGTACCATTTGTCAATATCAGTCAACCACGACTCCATAAGCCAGTTGTAGAGGTTTTTTGCGCGACGTTCTTCTTTTGCATCATCCTGTTCGTCTTGTTTTCTTTTAAGACGAATTGTCAGTGTTTCATTGTGTTCGAGACAAATTTGGATTCTGAAAGAAGAATCTTGAAAGTAGTTGATTTCCGTGATTTGATTTGCCATGCATGACAACGTGTTGTCTCCTTTTCTGAGTTGTAAGATTTTCATAATACTTTATTTTTAAATGATTCTTAATTTCTTTAAGTCAGGCTTGTCGGTTAACTTCAACTTGACCGTAGTCCAATTATCGGTTTCTCCGAAGCCGTAACGGTAGTATTGCTTTCCTGTTGATACTTCTTGGTATTTCTCGACAAACCACGTCTTGCCGTCCTTGCCTTCAAATACCTCGAATTTGATTGTGAATGTTTTCATTGTGATGTTTGTTTAGTTTATAGTTATCTTGCATACATTGTCCCGTCCTCGTAGAACACCTCGTTACAATAGCGGTTCTCAAGTTCCTCTTCGACGCATCCTTCTTGGTTTTCGCACCAACACTCGTATTCGTGTTGCCATTCCTTGAAGAAGTTATGAAGCGCGTCTTCCACAAGGTCGTACAGCGAATAACTGTCCGAAATCGGCTTCGACAAGCAGTCTACGATTGGCTTTAGAATGTCATAGTCATAACAAACTCCCGTCAAGGGGTAGTTGTCCCACGATTCGTAGAATATTCTTGAGTATCGTTGTTTATTCCAACGATTTTTCTCTTTGTTCCATCCTGCTTCATACTTGTAGTATTTCTTTCGTGGGATGGCAAGGTACATAAAGTTGTTGTTTAGGTATCGACGCAGCAGTTTTCCTGTAATATCTTCAGCATAAAACTCTTTTCCGTTATAGTCTCCCATTAGAGGAGTTTCGTTTGTAAACCTGAAGTTAAAGTACATTCCACAATAGTCGACGCGCATATTGTAAACTTCAACTCCCATCAACTCTGAGAATTTTTTAAGCGTCTCCATTCGGTCGTCGTTCCAACAATCCATAATGTCGTATCCGATGTCGAATCTCATTTTGTCGACAAGTTCTTCTTTTACCTCCTCAGATAATTCCGAGAATTTGTAAAGCGTAATTGATAAGTCTTTCATTGTTAAGCCCTTTCTATTTAATTAAGTTCAACTTCTTTGATTTTGAAAATTGTTTGAAACTCTCTTCCGTCATTTTCCCACTCGTAGAGCAAACCGAATCCGCAATGTGGAGAAAACGGGATTCTCTTCGGCGTGATGTTTTGAAAATGTGGTGATGTACCACTTGCTATCTGGCAGGCTGTCGCAATAAGTGCTTCGACGGCATCTTCCTGCATCTCGTATGCACAGACGATGTCGTAGGTCGTTGGAGTTTGATACTTTTCTTTGATTTCGTGTGTTAATACATAGATTATCATTGTTTTACCCTTTCATTGTTTTAGTATACATTATCGTGCTGGTCGTACGGGACAAGGTTGTTCTCCTTGTAGAATCTCGCCTTGAGTTCGTCATCGTTCTCGAAGATGCTCTTGATCTCTTCCTCGCCGTAGAAGTTCCAAATTGGCTTTCTCACATTGTCAATCAGCCACTGCTTTTTGTCATCGTTGCGGCATTCGTCGCAGATGTACCTGACCTCGCTGATTGGTTTCATGTGATTCCACATTTCTTGGTCTGCGACTTCGATGATGTCGTACTCGTACCCAGACAAGTCATAGTGCTTGTCCACAACATCGGTCTCGTCGTAGATTTTCGTCAGCATCCAGTAGTCCAATAGGACATCAAGGTAGTCCCACTCGTCAAAGTAGGCCTCAATGTTGTTCTCCACGAAGGAGATAAAGCCGCTGCAAGACGAATACTTTTCGTGGAGATACTTGTCAAAGCCCTCGTGTAGTTTTTCATCATACCACACGTTGCAGGCGATTCTGAACAGGTTCACGTCCACATTCAGGTGGATATGGTCGGTTGAGAAGTTGTATTCATGCGGGCTTGACATATCCGCATATTCCACATTCTCGACAAACTCACCATCGGAAAGAATGTCGTTGATGACATCGGCAACTCCCTTGCAGACATCGACCTCAAATTCCTTGAAGTTGTCAATCTCGCATTCCATATAATGCTCGAAGTTGCCCTTGTCGTTGTAGTTGAAATCATACTCGCTGTCAGAGTTGTACAACCAACTCTCGTAAAAACCGGGGAATATTACGTGGTTGTCCGGCACCCACGTCATTTTTGTAACCATAGTTTTGTTGATTTTAGAGTATTACACGTTTTTGTTTGATTTGTTCTATTTCCTTTTCGTTCTTCGATGTCATCATCCTCTTGAAGAAGAACCCGCTGATTCCTCCCCATTTTACGACCGACTTGATATTATTGAAGTCGTGTTTGCTGTCCTTGTTGAAGATGCAGAAGTACACCACGTTCTTGTTTCGCGGTGTACTCACAACATCGGCTTTGATGAACCTCTGGCGCAGTCCGTTGTCCTCAGTCCGCTCAAGAAGTTCCACAATGTACTTGCACATTATTCCATTCCTTTCAAGATTCCGTCCAAATACCAAACCATTTCGCCGCTTGTGAGGAATTGGTCGACAGTGCCGTAGTCACCGTTGAAGCATCCCTCATAAGAGCCGTCTTCACAGTATTTGTACCATTTTAGTTGCCAACCCCTCTTTGGTACATAGTTGGCCTCGTACTTCATTCTCGTCTTTGCGCTGAGCCTTGCGCATTTGCGCTCAATCAGCGTTCTCGCTTGTTCGTGTCTCATGGCTATTCGTATTGGCTTCTTATTTCTTCAATAATCCAATCGTCGATTGTTGCAATTACATACAAACAATTGTCATTCGTCTCGATTTGTAGGTCATCGTCGCCGACAACTTCAGAAATGACGGCAAGTTCTGAACTTGATATGTTGTTGTTGTCAAGTTCGAGTATGTACAGGTTATATGCTCCACAACTTTCCACGTTTGCAACCTGTGTTCTGTAAAGTTGTTCATTGACTGCCTCCTTCAGCAGTTCTTCGTCTGTTATTCTTTTCATAGCTTTGGTTTTTTAGAAGATTCTGTAAAACTTTTCAATTCCGTCTGGGTCTACCCATACGACCACATTGCCGTTGTCAGACAGCGAGAAGTAGGAGTCAAGCCAACGCTTGTCGCCTCCAAATTTTTCCACTTTTTCAAGTGTTTCTGCATCGTAGGCAAAGCAGAACTGGGTGCCGTTTGTGACCGCTATTCTGTCCAATTCGTACTTGAAAAGTCCCGTATTTCTCGACACAACGTCGAAAGCGATTGCTTCAAGACCGATTGCAGATACGATGTCAAGTCTTGCGATGTCTCTTAAATTCAGTTTTGTGTAGAAGTCCTTGTTGACCTCGTGAAGTTCAAATTGTCTGTTCATTTCTGTAAGGTTTTAGAAAAGGTTTTTCACGATATGGTTGAACACTTCCTCGTATTCATCTTTAAGGAAGTTAAGCATTCTCTGACGCTCTTTGTTCGTCAGTCGTTTGAAGTCACTAACCGATTGCTTGTCGCAGCAGTTGCAAACAATCCAATAGTTCCATACTTGAGCGAGTCCGTATTCATTTTGTTCCTCGCATTCGTTGGCTTTCGCCAGTCCTTTGATTGTGTAGTTTCCCATTGCTGTAAGCGTTTAGATTTCAATCATTTGTTTAAGCATTTCCTTGAGTTCTTCTTCGGTCGTCACGTTACGGCGTTTCATTTCCTTCGACAATTCGCAAGTTGAAATGTATCTCGGCATTGCGTAGTAATTGTCTGGGTACACAATCATAATGCACTTGTAGATGTAGTTGCCTTCGTCATCGAAGTCCATATCACCGTGTTGTTCTGCATCCAACGCGTCGCTGACATTCAGCACATAACCTCTTTCGTGGAACCATTTCAATTCAGCGTGGTCAATGTGCAGTTCGTTGTTCTTGTTCATCTTGTTGATGAAATTCACCATTGTTTTTGATACTTGAATTTTCATTGTTTGTTCCTCCTATTCTTTTACGCGGTCATTTCCCACTCTCCGAAGATGACGCAGTCCGTCAAATAATCGACATTCTTCGAGTTGGCCAAAGCCTTCTCGTATTCCTTGCGCTCCCTCGTCTTGTCAATCCCCAAGACGATGAACGGCACGAAAGTCATTGCAAGGGCAATCCAAAACCAGACGCCCGTCGATTCGATTGTACTTACTCCAAGCATCACACTGAATGCAAGGACGGTGTTTCTCAGTTGTTTCTTCATAACTTGTTCTCCTATTCTTTTTGTTATTTAATTATTGTAATTTAATATACATACGATGATTCCCGCCACCGCCATAGCAAGGCACAGCAGCAGCGTTCTTTTCTCTTGTTTGTCCATTGTTCTCAGATTTTGTCTTTCACTTCATAACAAGTGGTGTAATATCCACTTCCGAAAACATCCCTCACCTTGTCGGCAAGCGATTTCTTGCTGTATACGCCCATTATCACGTTGGCGTAATCCTGCACGATGTATACTTTCATCTCTTGTTCCTCCTCATTATTTCGTAATAATTTTCGTTCTTGAACAAACGCAGACCTTTTATTCTTTTTGAAAAGTCAGGTTCCGCCTTATCCTTATAATCCCATACGATTGCCCTGAAGGTTCTTTTTACGTTTCTTTTCATGGTTTATTCCTCCTTCATTTTAGGCAAACACTCCGCCCATTGCAGCAGCGTGTCGTCATTCAGTTCGTACCAATACAGACGATAGGTGTAGTCCACGCCTTTGGTGATTTCGCCGTCGTCCTCATAATGGTAGGTGAACCAATATTGTTCGTCAATATCTAAAATTCCTCCAAACGAGCGGATCTTCTCACGCCACTTGTTCAACGCCTTCACAGCCTTGTTCTTGCTGCTGAAAATCCCCACAACTCCATAGTTGTTGCCCAAGCATCCGATTTTGTCTGCACGCGTGCTTATCGCATAAACTCTTTTCGCTTTCATAGTTCTATTCTTTTAAATGGTTAAAATTTAGTCCAATTCTTGTTGCGCTCGCGCCACTCCGCAAAGATGGCATTGAACGCCTCGCGCTCGTTCTTCGCCTGTTTCTTCGTCACCTTCCAACCGCGCGTGATCGGCAATTCAAACAAACGCGGTTTGATTGTTACATACCAGTTCGTCGCCGATTCCTCGACAAACACGGAGACAATGCCCATTCCTGTCGTCTCCGTCCACTCAAATTCATTCTTAAATTGCATAATTCAAATTATTTTAGTTAATACTTGACAAATTCAATTCTTTTTTTAGTTCACGCACGTGTACCTGCACACTGAGATAATATCGTACGCATCCGCGTACCCGTCGCGTCCCGTACGCGTGCGTCTATTTGTATATTATTATTCTTCCTTACTCGCAGGCTGGCGGGATTCAAACCCGCTCAATGTCAAAAACCCATTCAGCCCGTCGTACAATTCTTCGTAGCCTTTCCTCTTTTACACCCGACGCCCTTGGGAACTACATCCCGTAGCAGTTCAGGAAGCTGCCGTGACTATTCCAAACTATACAACACACCATCCCACGCGAATTTTCAGCTCAACCCGCGCGAAATTCATTGTAACGCATGACTACTCAAATGCGCACTATTCGCCTAATACACACCCTTTCATCATAAACCGATTCTTTGTCCAGGCGGAATCTTACGGTCATCCCTGTGGCTCGTCGCGTTTCACGACAATTCTAAGCTCCTCCGCCCATCATTCACATGGCTTTTACAAATTGCACTCCTCGCACAATTCAACTCGTTTGACAGTGCGTCTTATCCCCCGAAAGTACTTCTTTTCGCTGTTTACATCACGACAAATTCAATTCATCGCGGCAACTCTCGCGCTCAGGTTAGTATCACCCGCCTGTTGGTCAGCCCTTACCGATCTTGCCCTGTTGCGGGGTCTATCGGCTCGACCATTCTGAATCGTTGCTGACTATCGCCCATTTCTGTTTCACCGCGACCCGAACTAATTCTTCGAACCAATTCGATTCGTTGCCGGTATTCTGCAAACAATGCCCAACTATTGCAACTGTCACCCAATAGAGTATCACGACATTGTCCACTTGTTGTTTCGCTGTTCAATTCGTCCCGTTTGTAGTATCTTATTCTAAGACTTGCAAACTGCCGTTTCAACGATTCATCCCAATAAAATTCATCTCGTTTCATCACGTTTCACAACGTCACAACTTAGCGGTACGCGCTGCAGCCCTGTTGGTTCGGCGTTTCTTTCAACGCTATATCTGCAGTTTTACCCGCTCGTTGTGTACGGGCAACGAGGCGCCCGACCTATTCCACTTGTTACCCGTCAACGTACGACGCGACGGCAAAGGATTAGGAATTTTAAAACCGCTTTCCCTATTTTCGCGGGTGCAATCGGTACGACCTTTGCACCCAATTAGGGACGGACTCAGTACGACCAAGTCCAACGGTGTGTGTACTACCTGCAGCGTCCTGAAGTATTAAATTGGTCAGGAGTTGGCATAAGTCGGGCGCATCTGCTTTCCGTACCTTACCAAATACGCGGGTAGGCTGCAGTCGCCCATCAGTACCGATAAAGGAAAGAATGTCAAACGAGGCGAATACGTCTCTTATGGCGTCACAAAATGCGCGTTTGACGTCTCCACGTACGTCCTTGGGTAGTGTGTTGATATACCTTTTATAATAGGATAATACCTCAGTAGTGGCGCTTTCCGTTGTGTACGCTTGCGCATTGATAATAGCAGCGTCCAAGTTTGCCACGCGTTTTGCGTTTGTAAACGTTTTCTTTCCGAATACCGCTTTCACTTCTGCTTCTTTTCTCATTTGTTGATACTTTGTGTACTTCATAACTTTGGCGGCTTGAAAACCCGCAAGCCATACGGGATAATGAATGAATGAATAAATGAATGAATTTTGACGCAAATATATATAAGGTATATCTACAGCGTATCGCTTTTGTCGTAAAACGGAAAAAATAGTATTTAAATCGGAAAAAAACGGAATAAAGCGGAAAATCGGCACAAACAAAATATTTTAAGAAAAAAATACTAAATTACACTATATCAATAAAATAGCCGATTATATATTTAATCGGATAATCTTAAAATTTAGATTTTGCGTATTAAAAAAATCTGCAAAACGACAAAAAACGGGCAAAAAACGAGGCGAAAATAGGGCAAAATATTAAAAAATCTTAAAACGAGCGAAAAGCGGGTAAATATCGGATATAGGCATAGAGCCAAAAATTGAAAAATAAAGCCGTTTTTGAGCCCGTACAGACGACGACCCGGGAAAGTTGAATGATACCGCCCCACCCCCATCCGGCGGCTGTATGGATCCGTCTGTTCGATTCCGACATTTTTTGATTTTTGAAAATTTCTAACATTTAAATATTTCTTCGTGTTTTGAATTTTTATTTTTTAAAGATTTGAAGGATTTAAACATTTGTGAAATGGGGAAAAACAGGTTATTGTCGTCAGTTCTTAAAGAATATATAGTGGAGAGTTGTGTAAAGTAGTGCTGAATGCCAAGAAATGCTAATGTTTTCGTGTGTTTTTGCATATAACACGATGGAGTGACGAGATATAACATAATTGTGTTATATTATCACACATCTGGGTGTTACAAAGGAGGAATATAACACGTTGTTATAAAATATAACTTACAGAATTATGTTGTGTGATAAAAAAGTTGTATATTTGCATTGAATTATTGCTTTAATTGAAAGGAGATAACATAATGAAAAAGAAAGAGATATATGTAACTGACAAGACTTGGAGCAAGGTCAATATGGAGACTGGTGCATTAGAGAGCATCAAGGCGAAGATGTCGTTGCACAGCGTGTCGGACTTCTTTATTGCCTATTTTGGAGCATGGAAGGACTTCAAGCCGACAGAGGGGATGAAGATGAAGGTGTTCATCCACTGCATACTGATGTCTGAGCGGTCAAATCCTGCCACTGGTGTAGACGGCAATGTGTTCAAGGTGCAGAGGGTGATAAACAGCGTGCGCAAGGAGATGCCAGAGTTGAGCGACACGGCGGTGCGTATGAACATCAGCAGATTGTCGAAGGATGGTTTCGTGATACCGAGCGATGTGAGGGGCGAGTATTTCATCAATCCGAAGTATGGTATCAAGGGGACGATAAGCGAGAAGACATTCTGCGAGTTGACATTGCGTGCGGGTGGTGGTAAAACCGACTTGGAAGCGTAAAACTATGAAAAAGGGAGGCACATATGAGACCAGACGACAGGGAAGACCACGATGATGGTTTGTATAAATTTCCAGAGGAATGAAAAAAAAGTTCGTTGTTTTTGTAATATTTAAAAATTTATCCATATTTTTGCGGCATCAAAAAGATAGGATATGGAGAAAGACATCAGGAAACGTAGATCAGATGTTGGTGGGAGTCACAGGGCATACACCTACGACGGGAAGAAGGTGGAGATGCTGAACTTCGCAGGCGTTGTGGAGATGGAGTTTGGTAGTTTGCGACAGGCGGTGTATGAGAACGGTATTGGGGCGACGTATCAGGGGATATTGGCGTGTTGCAACGGGAGGACGAGGAAGCACTGTGGCAAGGTATGGAGGTGGAAGGAGAATGTTTAACTTTTAAAAATGGTATATAATTATGGAAGGAAGGACGGATGTTGAGATCAAGAGGCACCGGAGCGAGGAGAAGCGGAGGGTGCAGTTTGTTCATGTGCCGAGGGATGCGGAGAACGACACGATTATGGTGAAGACCGTAGGGAGGAACGACCCGTGTCCGTGCGGGAGCGGGAAGAAGGCGAAGCGCTGCTGCGGGGTGTACAAGCAGTACTATTACACACCTAAAAAGCGGGGTTATGGACATCAGGAAGGATGCTGAGGAGTTGTATGAGGAGATAGACGCCTGTGTAGGGAGTCTGGTGAGCGGGTTGATGCGCGGGGACGAGGAGAAGGTGGATGCCGCGTTGCAGCGGACGGGATATCTGCTGGCGAGGACGATGCAGTTTCTCCGCTGTTTTTTGGACAGTTCGAGTGGTGCTTCAAATAACGATATGGAAAACACTAAAACACAATAACTTATGGATAAAAAATGGATTACAGGAGAGGAGATTCTCCGTGCTCACGAGGAGTATATGGCTCTTGTGGGTGATTCTGCCAGGGAATATGCGGATTCCATACCGGGTTTGTCCGAGGACGAGAGGCAGGCTGTTGAAGCTGCCTACTACAAGGGACGCATTGACGAAATGGCTCACTATGACCAAATTATGATGGATTACTTAAAGAGAAAGGGCAGGTTATGAACAAGATTTTCATCGTCTGCGCGATGGACTACCCCTATTGGAAGATGCCGTGTGCCAATGCCGAGCGCCACGTCGCGACGTCGAAGTTCCATCTGGAGCGCACAGGAGAGGGCGGCAGATACCAGGTCGTCACGCCGCGCCTTGTCCTTGACGGCAAGGAAGGGAGGTTAAAGAAGTACTTCAAGTTACGCCGCGCATTACGCTCGTGTTCAGCGGTTTACTACGTCAAGGGGTTCTCGCAGGACAAACTAGCCTGCAGGCTTTTCAAGATAGCCAGAAGGAGGAAGATGAATGACGGGTTCTGTAAGAGAGTGGATTAAAGCCGCGTCGCGTTCGGGTCTTGTGTGCCAGGACTATATGCGGAAAATCGCCGCTGCCGAGCGCAAGTCGGAGATGTTCCGTGTACTGTGCGACACCAACGGCGGCAGATGGCTGTTTGAGCAGCACGCGAAGGGCATTCTCCTGCCGCTGGATGACTTCGCAGCCGAATACGCGGCATTCCTTGGAGGCAAGCACGTTGTCGACTACGGAGGATACTCGTCCAAGATGTATTGCCGTCTTGACGACGCGGAGATAACGGCGGACACGACGCTGGTATACGTGCTAGAATGCCGTAATGTGACCATCACAGTGCCGAAGAACGCCTATCCGACCATCGTCGTCTCAGCCGGAAGTTCGGCAACCATAGACGTCAGGGAGGCATATAAGGCTAACGTCGAGACCTACGGCGTTGACGACATCAGGATAATTGGTGATGCGACAAAGGTGAAAGGACAGCGCTATGGAAGAACTTGACTACAACGCACTGGTCGCCGGCGGTGATGAACAGCCGACACAAATCCGCTCGATGAAAATCTACGACGGAAAGGGGTATTATGTCACCGTCAGGCTGTCGGATATCCACGGCAGCATGATAACCTCCGTCGAAGACGACGACGGAAAGGATATCGCCGGATTGTTCATACCATTCAAGGACAGCGGCGTCACGGTCACGCCGAAGAAGAACGTACTGCTGGTCGCAAAGATGGAGACCGCCCAAGTTCCGTCGTCAAAGCACACGCACCTGCTGTCGCAGATAGTTGACCGCGACATCTTCGCCAGATGGCGCCACTTGGGTTTCAGCCAGTCCTTCATCGGCTTCGCCCGTCCATTCAACTGGAAAAACAAGAGAAAATGATAAGAGAAGAAAACGGAAAATCGGTACTCTCGTACGAGATAAGCGGCATAATACGCCGCATCCCCCTGGAGAAGCGCGGTGTAGCACGCACCGGGCGCGAATGGGTCTTGGGCTCTGTCCTTCTGGAAGTCACGGAGGACGGCGCAGAGTCGTCAGCGCAGCTGTTCCTCAACACTTGGGATGAGATTATGGTTGAGACATTGAACCGTATCGGAGTAGGGAAACAAGTCCGAGTGCGATATCATATAGAATGCAGGGAGTATTTCGACTCCTACAAGACAAACCTAATCCTTGACTCCATCCAAGGCTTGTCTGAAAACGAGGATTTTATATACGGGATAAACAAGAAAGGAGAATGAAATGAATTTGGTCTATCAAAGAATAATAAGCCCAACAAACGGCGACTGCTTCAAGTGCTGTCTCTGCACCTTGCTCGGACTGAGGTACGAGGACGTGCCGAATTTCGTAGAGATGGAGCACTGGTTCGCGAAGGCGATTGATTTCTGTGACGCGCTCGGCTACGAACTTGCCTGTGAGACATATTACAACTTCAACGTGCATTACTTGGAGCAGCCGTCAATCGGATGCTATGAAGAGCCGAAGTTCGCAGAGTGGATGTCTCTGGATAACTTGAAGAAGGAGGAAGGAATCAACGGGCTGTTTATGGCATCGGTTTATTCGCCTGCATACACCAAGGCAGAAGAGCATCCGATTTCGCACTTGCATCAAGTTTTGTGCGATGCGGATTTCAACATAGTCTTCGACCCTAATCCGAACTATAAGAACATAAGGGAGTATCCTTATGCAAGGTTGATAGGGTACAACGGAATAAGGACTATTGACACAATCAAAAAGAAAGGAGAATGACATGGACAACTGTTACTCAATAACAAAGGAACAATCGGAAGCGATTGAGAAGATGTATCACTATCAAGAAATCTTGAAATCTCTCAAAGAGGCTCGTGTGATTTGCGATGATGTGACACTTGGTGAAGCGATAGAGATAATGAAGAAAAAGACATTCTACAACGAACCTTCATCCTCTTTGTCTGAATGGCAGAAATTGAACGAGTGCGTTGAAGCACTTAGGAGCAAGGAGGAAATCGTATGAGCAAGGAGTTCTGCACATATTTTGACGAAGGCAAGGAAATCAGACACGAGATACTTACTGTAGGGCATACTTTCAAACATAAAGACAGAAAGTACCACGTTATCGCTGTTTTGGATGATGAGAAAGGAAACCGTGAGGGCGTGCTTTATGTTGTCAAATACTACGGCTTGTTTGAAAAATGGTGGCACTACGAGGTGTGGAGCGCCTTCGACTATGATTTGAGGATAAGGAGGATATTTGACAAATGAGCGAGAAAATCAAGTACATAAAAGAGCCAGACGAAACAAAATGTATTGCCATAAGAGTGCATTCCTGTATCGTTTATATGTATCCGTTTAATAAGGAAGTGGCGAAATACAATCCAAAGATAGTATGTCGTGACGGAAGGGTGGTGAAAAAGGTTCAACTTGCCATCAAGGATGACAAGGAGATTGTCACTGGCCTGCTTGACGAAGAGCGGCTGATTTGGGACATCAACGGTCGTTTCATAGATGCCGAGACAGACAGCGACAAAGATCTATACATATTTGAACGATACTTTCATCGCAACTGGAAGCAAGACATTAAGTTATCAAACTCTGAGTTTGCAGTAAGGTATCAGCGTCGGCATCCGTACGTGAAAGTCCCTGAGAGAAGGGGAAATTATTACAAAGGACAGTTGTGATTATGAAAATATTGTCTATATTTGCAGAGTTGTTCAAAAAACTGATAGCTATGATACAGAGCAAGAAAACGAATATCGGTCTTGTCGAGTACTGTTACGCCCAACTCGGCAGACCCTACTGGTGGGGCACATTCGGTCAACTGGCGACGAAAGCCCTATACGAGAACCGAAAGAAGGCATATCCTTCGTACTACAACGCCAAGGACTTCGAATCGCAGTTCGGTCAGAAGGTACACGACTGCATAGGTTTGGTTAAGGGCTATTTCTGGACGGAAAGTGCCGATTCTACCAAATACTCATACAAGAAAGGCTTCCCGGACGTCAGTGCCGACGCCCAGTGGAGCAGATCGAAGACCAAGGACAATAAGATGGCTACCCTGCCTGAAATCCCCGGTGTTCTTGTCTTTATGACAGGTCACGTCGGTGTCTACATCGGCGACGGCTGGGTCATCGAGGCACGCGGGCATCTTTACGGAGTTGTCAAGACCCGTCTGAAAGACCGTCCGTGGAAGAAATGGGCTATGGTTGACGAACTTGAGTATGTCTCTGTTGTTGCCAACGACGAGAACAACACATCTGCTGCTGTTAGCGGTGGAAAGCCTGGAGGAATCACGAATGTAAGTTGTAATATGAAATAAATCGAAAACATTATGCTTAAAAAAGACGAATATCAGGAAATGAAGGCAGAGAAACTGCCTTGTCCGTACGGAAGAAAGACCAATGTAGGCGACACACGATGCATCAACTGCATTTTCAACAGGATAGGCAGCGATATGTGTATGGGAACCAAGGAGAAAGTCAAGCAGCACGTCAGATTTCTTGGGTTAAATTATTAAATTTACGGTTCTTTGTTTCTTCATTATATAATTTTCCGTATTTTTGCAGCGCGATTCGGGTTGGTATTTTCAAAATACTCATTTTTTTGGAATTTTCACAACACGCATTTCATCCAACCCGTTTCGCGTTTTTACGCGGGGTGGAGCAGTTGGAAGCTCGCTGGGTTCATATCCCAGAGGTCGGCAGTTCAAGTCTGTCCCCCGCTACAAATATTTGTTGAGAGCATGTTGGGGAACCTCGTCTTTTGACGGGGTTTTCTTTTTATAAAAAAAAACGGAACCCGTTTCCGAGTCCCGTTTCGCTGAATATGGTTAAAAAACGAATGAGGGGTCGTTATTCCTGTTGTGTTGACTGGGCGTTTGTCTTGTATTTTGCTTCGATAGCCTTGGTTTTTTCTACCTTATCAAGTTCGCGCTGAGTATCTTCCTCTAATTCCTTCTCGATGCGTTCAACCTCGTCAGGACGGCTGATGCTGTTCTGCTCAACAGCCGTCTTGCGGGAAAGGATTCCGCCCTGCTTCATCGTTGACAACATTTGATTGTATTCCGCCTCGCTGTACGGCATCCAGATATCAAATTCGGCGTTGATATCCATCTTCGCGAACTCGGTGACAGCGTCTGCCTTGATACCTTTGTTAACCAGTTCCATCGACAAACCGTGCTTGAACAGCCTGACCATCTTGTCGGCAACATTCTGCCATTCGACAATGCCGTTTTGAGCGGTCTGAATATCAAGCGACTGCGTCATCTGTACAGCAATGCCGCTGGTATCTGCTCCGGTATGGATATCTTTCGGCAGGATAAATGTCGTTCCGGTTGCAATCTGGATTTGCGAGAAAATCTGTTCCAGAGTGTCAATGCCGTTTTGTGGCTTGGGCGGATCAAGGAACTTCGCGTCGGATTTTGACGGGTCAACACTGACATCGTTCAAGACCACGTTGCCGGCGATTTTCTGTGCATTCGGGTCGATGCGTCCCTTGACATACAACATACCCCATCCCCACTTGTTCTGCAGCACCTGGAAGATGTTATAGGTTCTCTCGTATCCTTCGATGATGGTTTGACCATTATCCCAGGCGACAGGAACGCGCTTGGTAATCAGCGGGATTTCGTTGAAACCGTGCTCTTCGACGGTCATCGACACATTCCCGTCGGGGGTTGTGCTGATACGGTAGAAGTTCTTATCATCCCAGCAGTCAATGCACTCTTCTCCGTTTTCGTCGAGATAGTAAACAACCTCAAGGATGCGATCTCCGTTCGAATCGTTGTGAGAGCAGATGACATAACCGTCCTCGTACGAAATAAGACGCGATTTAATTTCGCCGTTTCTGTCCATATAGTACAGAAGACCGGCATCGCCATACGATTTAGCCGTCTGTACCATCTTGACCTTCATACCATCCTGGTTTCGTAAATCCCAGTAGTGTTTGAATGTCACAAAATCAGCCTGCAGCGACTCAGACGGCTTTTTGTCGGAAAGCGTGAACTTCATCGGAAGGCAACTCATGTGCAGCGTCTGCTTTTCGGTGATAATCTGCTGGAATGGAATGGCGGTCTTGAGCATCTTCACGTCAACATAACCGTTCTCCTTGGTTTTCACGCAGATAGCAGGGATGTTCTCGTCGAACAGCACGCTGTGCATATCCGGGTCGAGTTCAGCGCAGTACTGATCTTGGGTGATGACCTGACGGCGTATTTTTGGCAATTGCGCGGCGACAGTTCCACCGGGAACAACTTTTGGCGTTTTCCCTGTTGGTTGGATTACACCACCTCTGGTAAATGGCTTCTTTCTGAGCAGTTTCTGTTTGTCCTTGAGAAGCGAAGCGACATCCTGCGGAACACCTTTCAACAGGGTGTCATAGTCTTGTAAATTATTGATTGTCTCCATAGTTATTTGTGTTTTCGATTAAATTCCATTTTTTCATAGCATCTTCTTTATCAAGTTGATAACACTCGTGACGGGTAAACGGGCAGACAAAGTCGAACTTTTTCTCGACGACAATCAACCTGTCTTGCTTCTTGCTTTCGACTTTAAACTTGTCGTTGAGTTTTGTTCGGATATCACTCATTCTTGCGTATGCGTCTTTGGGTTCGATAATCCCAGCCTTCATGTCGCGCTGGATGTCGACAAGCATTTGTTCCATAGCAGCCTTGTTTTCCTCGAAAGTCAACCCACCGCCGTTCTCGTCATCGACGACAAGGTTTCTGATATAACCCTGTTCGGTGAGATAGTCTTCGAGTTTGAAACGCATCTCATCTGCCATATACTCGTCATAACCTTCTTGCCCAAAAAGGCATTGGTATGCGGTTTTGTCGTCTGCAAACATACGGGAAAGGAGAGTGAAAGCAATGTCCCTGACACGTATCCCACCTTCTTCCTTGAAATGCTCTACCGTACTTTTAATTTGTTCATTATCCATAACTTATCCCAAAATTCATATCGTTGTAAATATCTACTCTTTGTCCACTGTCCTGTTGTTCCTGATATACCTGATATTCGTATTTGCTGCTCTCAAGTTCGTATCCGTCGTTGTATTTCAGAAGCGGATACATACGTATCGAACAAGCATCCATAATATCCATAGACTGACCGCTGCCCAGTTGTTTATTCATTTCCTTCTTGGTCATCAGCCTCTTCTTCCCGTTCTGTGCATCAACAAAACGGATAACCCTCGCTTCACGCACGAACTCTTCCTGGATTGTAATCCTGTTTTTCATCTTCTGATGTTCAAACGTCCGCTTTGCTACATTGTCAACACAGGAAATAAATCCGTTTTTAATGAGGTATATAAGTTTCCCATAACAGCAGTCTTTCAACCTCATATACTGTAACGCATTGACACCCAATGGTGAACGATTACTTTCGTATGGTATGGCTTCCGGTATGAAAGCATTAAGGTACAAACCAGTTCTGATGGCATCGTATATGATATGGCTGTTAGCAACATTATTTCTTGCCGCAAACATCTTCACCCTTTCGGCGTTTATGCCAGCCGTGGATTGTGTAAGAATGTCGATATCAATAATATCAAGACCGTCCCAGCATATCTGGATAAAGTTGTTTGTGCCGGTATCAGCAAGGTCGACGGTAACCCATCTGTCGTTATTTCGTTGCGGATCATTAAGGAATACAGAGTTTGCTTCTTCATAAGAAATAAGGCATCCTTCTTCATCTTTGGAACTTACGTTCCAATTACCACCAAGAAGTTTCTTTCTTTCAGCACCTCCCATCATTGCAATGGTTCCAATATATCCCTTGTTGTTTTTGAGCATTTCTTTATTTTCGCTCATCTTACCCTGGTAGAATGTGAATGATTTAATCATATCCTCCCACGGTTCGTTGCCCCTCGCTTCATCAATAGCGCCGCGACATTGTTCATAAACCTCTTCTTTACTGTCTCCCCAAACAACATCTTTTGCGTTATTACCCATAATAAAGAAATATCTAACAACACCATTTCTTTCTGGTATTATCTGACCGTCCGGGCCAATATACCAATCGATGAAATCTCTAATCCAACAATCTCTTTCTGGGTTTGTTGTAGCCCTGATTTTACCTGTGTATTTTGCTTTTCCCCTATTACGAGTAACAAGAGTTTTGAAAGCATCCCAGGTAAACCCGGTTAACTCGTCGAAGTAAATCCAGTCGTACTGACTACTCTTGAAACGCCTTAGAATAGCATCTACACTTTGATCTGCAAGGTGAGCAAAGTCAATAAACGCACCACTTGGAAATGTAAGACGTGGCATTTCTGACATACGCAACGATGCCCACTCGCCATACAATTCACTGCCAAATGTATCAATTACACCACCGCCACGCTTTAAGTCGTCGATATTATTTTTCACAACAAGACCGCGCCACTGTGGGTCTAATACGTATTCTGCTGTAGAAAGTGCTGCGCCGAAAGTGTTATGTGTTACGATGTAATCGTCAACAATATAAAGGTGGATTGGGTCTTCAATGTAAATGCACCTTGCGTCTGATACACGAGTTTTTTCTATTGAAGTTACATATACGTGGTCTCTGCTCCTTAAGAAACTTTTTGCCTTCAAGTATGCCTTTCCCCACCTTAGATTGTGCTTTTCGCTTGAGAATATTTTCTCTGGTGTCTGAATACATACCTTGAAAGCCTTCCCGTTTGTATACATGTCTGTTCTATTGTCATAGGAAACCGTAGCGATGTATCCGAGGCTTCTGCATAGTTCAACGATGTCATCGCATAATTGGTGACTCG